CGATGGACGTGCAGGCGCCGTCGGACGTGTCTCCGTACATGCAGGACGTCGCGAAGGAGTACGTGGACTTCGAACTCGTGAAGGAGAAAGTTGTTCCTACTACGAGTGAGTTAGAGGCGGCTAAAGAAAAACTTCAATAAATTCAGATGATAGACATCAATGATATTCACAAATTCGATGTGCGACGTCAGGAAATAAAAAAAGAATTGTACACAAAAATTTATGAACAATTTGAAAGAAAAATCAGACAGCAAGTGGAATTAGGGAGGGACAAATACGTTTTACTTCAGGTACCGGTGTACGTTTTAGGTTTCCCCAAATTCGACCGAGAAGCGGCGGCGCGTTACCTCAGCAGACAGCTCAAGCGGGGTGGATTCGAGGTTCAGATGGTAGGGGAAATCAATATTTTCGTGTCGTGGTTGCCGAAAAAGAAAAAGGTCAGGCCCGCACCCCAGCCTCTGGAAGAAGAACCAATCGAGTTCCCGACTTTAATGAACCTACGAAAAGCCGCGAGTGCGTACAAGAAGGGTTAAAATTATTTCAGTTAAATGTAGTATGGATAACTTGAACGTACTTGTCGAAGCTAAGAAAGAGTATATGGGCCAATTGTGTCTCATCATGGTTCCGGCGATGATTGAAACTTTTGAAAATTTGTACAACGAGTCTGTGACGATGTCCAAGGGTAAAAAGGTTCTCATTCAATATCAAAAGTTGTTGAAAGACGTCCCCAACTGGAGTGACACCATGTCTAAACAGCACAGCGATAACATCACGAATCGTTGCGCCTGGTTCAGCGACCTCCTCGCCGCGGTGTTCGTCGCGTGCACGAAGATTCTCAGCTCGGTGCGTTTGAAGTCCGATGGTCAGAAGATTTCTTTAAAATTGCCGACAAATGAAATTTTTATTCAAACGTGTTACAACAACGTGGCGAAAGATTTGTATAAAGACCCGTTCGTCTATCACGAAGAACAGAGCGAATACGCGAGAGATGAAGTTTTGACCCGGCGTTTCACCGCGTGCATCGAATCATCCGTGAAGGAGCTCATCCCCGTGCAACAGATTTTACAGACGTACATGAGTTCGACCGACCCGGAGAAGAACATCGACCTCGCGGACCCAGAAGACACGGAAGACCCGGACTTGTACGAAGAAGAACAGGTGCAGACTCAGCTGATGGAGCCGGAGACAGGGCCGGAGCCAGAGCCAGAGCCAGAGTCGGAACCTATGGAGTCACAGCCAGTGGAACCCACCGCATCGATGCCGATTGGTTTGGAAAATGAATTCAAAACCATCCCCGACGTTCCGGCCGAAATCCAGGAACCGGAGGAACAGGAGGCGATGGCTCCAGTGGAAGACGACGGCGTTTTGTTTGGGGATGCTCCAGAACGACGACGTTAAAAAGAAAACCTCCACTTAATAATAATGGAACTCAGTGATTATCTTCGCGACCCGTTCAGTGCGGCGCTCATCGGCGCTGGCATCACCGCGGGTTACATTCACCTGAAGGCCCAGCTCAACAACGAAGGAAAGTTGCAACTCGCGCAGTACACCAAGCCGGCGGCGCTGAACGCGATTTTGATTTATTTTATTGTTTCAAATGGTTTGGGTCAACGTGAGACCATTTCCATGGAGCCCTTTTAAATGCTTAATTAAAGATTTTACAAGTTAATATAATAGAAAAAATGGCTTCTGTTTCGGCGTTTAACGAGATGATGGCGAACTTTATTGGGGAACTTGGAAAAGCCTTTCCAGAGGAAAAGGCTATTAAGAAGTTCGAGACATCGTTTGACCTGCTCCGAAAGAGTAACCCGCGAAAAATTGTAGAGACATACATGGCTGGAATCGGTCCGTACGCCGAGCGCATTTCTCAGCACGATTCAACTTTACTGGACGAAGACATCAAGTTTTTGAATGACATGAACATGAAGCAGAACTGGGCGAACGCGAGTCAGGCGACACAGGGTGCGATCTTCCAGTATTTGCAAACGCTGTACATGATCGGTGTCACGATCACGACGATTCCAGCTGACACGCTGGTGGCCATCGAGGGATTGGCGAAGGAATGCGCGGCGAAGATGGAATCCGATGGTAGTGCCGAAGGAGGTCTCAACCCGGACGCGCTCATGAAGATGTTAGGTGGTATGTTGAAAAAATAAACCTCTTGTTATATTAAATGAAACCCTGGTTTGAAGATTTCAAAGAGCTCATCCGCTCGGACAAGGTTTTAGAATTTTGGCCGACAAACGCGCAGACCCCAGCCGATAGAATCAACGCGGCCTCTCGTTTTGTGATTTACGCGTCGTGCATCATCTACTTGATTCGTCGCGACCCTCGCATTTTCGTTCTCGGTATTACCGTCCTCGGCGTTCTCATCGTCATGTATCGCTCGAACATGGTGAAGGGAAGTCAGGGAAGACCGACCGTGAGCGAACAATACACAGGAAATACTTGCCAAATGCCGAACGAGCACAACCCGATGGCGAACGTTTTGTTGACCGACATCACCGACGACCCCGAACGCGCGCCGGCGTGCTTTTACCCTTCGGTGAAAGGACACGTGAAGTACTTCGGCGAAGACCGGGTGCAGTACGACGGGGGTCGTTCCCGCACGTCGATGCCCGAATTCCAACGCAATGCCTCGGCTCGTCAGTTTGTGTCCATGCCCGTGACGTCCATCCCAGGAGACCAAACGGCGTACGCGGAGTGGTTGTATGGTGCAAAAATGGGACCGATGTGTAAGGATGGATCCATGTCCACGTGCGACCCGAATGCCAGAGGGGCGCAGTTGGGTGCTTTTAGAGGTTTGCAAGCGAGTGGTGACCGAAGATGATTTTCTCCACTAGTATTAATATAAAAGCGATGGCGTATCAACTTCAGCCTGGCCTTTCGATTGTTGAAAACTCTGGTGCCCTCCCGGCGAGGCGGGCGACGGAAGATGTGTTCGTGTACCCTCAGCCGAGCACTTTGAACTATGCGGATGGTGGACGACCCAATACGATGCTTTACGGCACGGCGCCCTTGATGGCGGGGAAAGGTTCGCCAGCGCAGTTCATCGACACGTCGGATGAATTGCGACCTCAGAGCACTTCTCGATTCAACAAGCCGTTGGTGTTGACCTACGAAAAGAATCTGTTCCCGCTCAACGATATGACCTGTAAAGTCCCGTTGCGAACGATGGAATACGAGCCGTCGAGCACTCGGGCGGAGATTCAAAATGAGTTGTTCCAGCAGCGATATAAAAATATTAGTAACAATTAAGAATGGCAGACCCCATTTCCATTGCAGCCGTCGCGGCTTTGGTGTACGCGGGAAAGGTTTTAAGCAAGAATGAATCGGCGCCGCCTAAGTTTGTTCCAGAAAAACCCCTCATCAAACCGAACACGATGATTGAAGTGAAAGATGAAGATGAAGATTTCGAATTTAACTTTGGCGCCGCGAAAGGTGTTGACTCGTTGGAATATCAAAATAAACAGGAGATGCCGAGTTTCGCTGAAGTGGCGCCGCAGCGTCGCACCTCAGGAGGTGAGGTTCTGGACATGCGGGACAGGTTTTACGACCAGGGTAGAATGAATAACCTTTCCCCGGTTGAGAAACAACTCGTCGGTCCGGGTTTGGGCGTGAGCGCGGATGTCCCCGCCATCGGTGGCTTTCAGCAGTTGTATCGCGTGATGCCGACGAATGTGGGTGAATACAACTTGACCCAGCTTCCAGGACGCACAAACCATGGCGCGGATACCATGGGTGGTCGCCGAGGCATCGTGGGTGATGTGGCGAAGAACAGACCGGAACGCTCGACGGAGTTGTTGGACCGGCTCCCCCCGTCTCGTGGTCGGGCTCAGGGTATGAGTGCGATTACGCCTCGCCAGGAACACGAAAAAACCAAACGCACGACGAATAGGTCCGAGACCGGTCTTCGCACGGATGGTTTGCAAAACGCCCCCCCGAAGAGGTTCACGTCTGCCATGACTATCGCCCAGGAGCCAACGCGAAACAAGGCGGACATTAACGATGGCATGTTCTATCACATGGACAACCCACAACCGGGTATCCATAGCTTCCATGGTGCGTATGTGAACTCCGCGGCGGTCCAGGCCTCCACGTCTCGGGACAACGCGTCGTTGATGCAATATGGTTTCCGCCCAGAAGATAAGAGAGGACAGGCGAACAGAATGCCCAACAGAGGGGGGATGAACGTCAGAGAGAGTCCTTTGAAGCAGGGAGGGAAGTTGACGTCGGTGCGCATGGACCAGACCAGAGTGGATGGTCGTGTGAACCCGATGAATGGGGGGTGGATGCAGCAGTACAAGAACGCCGATTACCACAAGTTCAACTCGTACAAGGGGTATGAAAACCCGTACGCCACACCGGAGAGTCTCAACACCACGAAGAAGCAGTTGATGAACAACCCGTTCGCTCAAAGCATTTGCTAAATTTAGTTTTTTTATTAGAATGAAACACTCATTAAAATTATGTACATTAATTTTAATGAAGGTCTATACCTTAGACATAGATAGTAGTCAGAGAGATGCCAATCTCTACAACTACGCCAATAGCTATGTCGTGTCGTTGGAAAACCCAATCTACGACGTGTCGAAAATTTCACTCATCTCAGCACGAATTCCAACGCCACAACTCGTCATCTGTGACACAAATAAAACTTTCAGTGTAGACGGAACAGACGTCACGTTGACACAAAAAAATATATCAAACAAAACAAACTTCGCGTCCGAATTACAGACGGCACTCGCACCACCGACGTCTAACATCGATTCTGTGACGTATATCAGTGACGTGAACGCGTTGTTGTTTTCAAACACAGAACAAAGTGGACATTTCAATTTACAGTTCTATTCAGGAACAAACGGGTACTCGAGTAACGTGTCGGACACGACGACACCTCATCAGGTGTTGGGTTTTAACTCAAATGACTTCACTTCAAATGCGAATTATCAAGTCATCAGTGGCCCAGTGAACTTAGAAGGGCCAAACTCTCTACTCGTGAGACTCACTGCGGGTTCGGACGATTTCACGAAACAAGTCTACACGGGCACGCCGTTTTATACCGGTCACATTCTTTTGAATGGGGGGGACTACATTGATTTCCACGCCGCCGATGACCCCCTCGTGCATGAATTTCACGCCGGACCACAAAAAGTCATCGACACGTTACGCGTTGAATTTTTTTACATGAGTCATGGAAAATTAATACCCTACGATTTCAGAAATCAAGAACATGTGTTGAAATTTGAAATCATGTGTTCCACTGATAGGTTGGAAAATCTCACGAGAGACGTGATTCCACAAGAATTCGAGTTACCGCCACCAATAAATGTCCCCAAACCTGAAATAATCATCAAGGAGGAGGACCTTTATAAATGGGTTCCTATTGTATTTATTGCCGTAGTGGGTATTCTGTTGATAATGTTTATCGGCCGCCCACAACCGCGTACACCGGCGCCGTCGGCTTAGTCACGCGCGGGCTGATGGTCGAGATGATCAAGAACACGAGAATGGACAACAAAGTGGTGGCAACCGCCGTCAACGTGAGCGGGACACCGCCGTTCTTGTTACCCTTGACGAATTGGCCAATGACCCAACGAGAGACATCCATCCAAGAAAGCGCCGCCGCGAAGAAGAAACCTTGCGTCAACGCGTTGAGGGATTGGGTTTCGAGCTGCTTGGAGACAACTTCGAGCGTTTCGGACACTTGACCGAGCACAGCCGGTTCAACGACAGCGACCTCCTGGGCCGCGTTCATCTTCGGGACGTTGGCGTTAGACATGACAGCAGCCATGGTATGTTTTTGTAATATAAAGTCAGAAAATTATTCTGGTAAAAGCTCTTCTTCGATGACAATTTTTTTAAATTTACACGTGCCTGATATCCCCCTGGGGGCCTGTAACTCTTCATCATCTGACTCATCACTATCGGAGTCAGATGATGATGATGATGAGGAATCATCATCTAAGATAGGTTTAAATTCATTAGAACTCCATCCCTCCAGTGGTTCCCGCGCCATCTCCTCTATCTATAGCATTTTTTAACATTATTTCTACGGGATTTGTCGGCTCCCACGCACTCCATCTGTCATGGGCATCGTTCACCGCCTGCATCATGGGGTCAGTTCCTTCATA